TTTTTTTTTTGTGACGTGTAAACGACTCACATTTTCAATTCCGTTTCGCCATCTGTTCTGCAGTGGTTTCAAACGATTTTATATAATTATATAAACTCGCGGTTGGAATAACCCATAAAATGATTAAAAGAAAGGCATTTTTGCCAGAAAACTTAAAACCAACAATATAGTATACTCACCCTTATCTAGTAAATTACATTTACCAGAACAAGAGAAGAGAATACATAACCTTGCGTCTTATATACCGGTCAAGTGTAACCGGTTAATTTGCTTACTTTTCATTACCTTTAAGAATGCGTCGTAATGCATCAAGCTCTACTTGGCTAAGATCAACCAAACTTCGACGCGCATTTTCAACTTTTACTGGAGTTGGATCAACATTTCGGTTGGTATGTTCCCTACCAATTTGTCGTTCCTTCAATGTGGCAGCTGCTGAAGCCATGTATGTGGGTGGTTGACCATTAAAACCTGGGGGGACTTGAATTATATTTACCTCAGTACCCCAATTGGTATTACCAGAGGACCACGTTAAAATCAACGTTGGATTACCTCCAGTCACATCAGGTGTAACATCAACATAAAAACCCATCATAAATGAGGCAATACTACCAACAGGTGGTACATTACCTCCACCTGCTGCCACATCAGCAACCCACCAATTTAGTGCATTAGAAACACTATTAACTTTAGTAACATTATTACCAGCAGTCATATTAGGACAAGTTGTTGTTGATGCCGTCGCACTATGTGCATTAATAGTTATATAATATCTGCCATGACAATTAGTAGGAAACATAATCGAATTATCCTTTAAAAAACAACCACAAGTAGAACCAACCCATGGTTGAGTTATCACATTAACACCAAACAGACCTGCAGTCCGTCCAGCAGTGGACGTAAAAAACAAATCTGCTAAAGCGCCAATACCAAGTGACTCACTTAATTTAGGCTTGAATAATTCAATTTCATATGAACACCACAATTCTCCTATAACAGAGTTTTCAAATTCAGGTGGCTGTCCTTGCATGGCGATCTGGAAGGTACCCAAATCATAAAGACGTAGGTCACCTCCAGACCCTAAATCTTCACCCGTACGCACATATAAATGTGTATCAGGGGTTTGATTTTTTGCACACTCAATGGGGTGCACAAATGTTAACGATGGTTTAGAAGAGCAAGCAAACTCATAATTTTCCATAGTCCTTTTATCAGGAAAATCTGGCAACAACACATTGTACTGGGTAGCCATTACAACAGTACCTAAACCCATGGTTGTAGTTGAACTATTAAAATCTGCAGCCATCGTCTTAAATTCAAAGATCATACCACGGATCTGGTACTCTTCAAAATTAGTGGCTATTGCAGACAACCATGGGAAAGTATCACTTATACCAGGATTTAATGAAAAAGAAGTATTAGTAAACAATTCATGGCAAGTAACATCGGTAATATACTCTCGATGCTTAACAATTATATTATCGCCATTTCCTGAATTAGATACAATAGGAACTTCATTTTTATTCATCAAAGAATTAGTACCTATTTTGTAGTCTCCAAAACCTGTAACTGCTTTGAAAAATGCTTTTGCACCCGTGCCAATGTACCTTCCAATTCGAGCAATCTTTCCCTCTGTTCCGAGGTTAGATTTGGGAGACTTTTTAGGTCCCTTACGTCTCTTAGGAACTGAAGCAGTCCTGCGTGGAAGTGGCGGAGCGAGTCCACGAGCAACAGCAGTAGCATTTTTTCTTGCATTCTTCTGTCGAGATTTTTGACTCTTAGTCTTGGTCATTACGCAAAAAGATTGAATTAATTTTATGAGGTGGTTCGGCAAACCATTAAGCACCTCATCAATCTCCTCAATCCCTGAGTGGCCTGAAAAAACAAAACATTCCATTCTTGTGTGTAGCAAGGCAAATTGTCTTTCATTGAACCTCGCCTGTAAACACATTCTCATAAAAGGAGTAATTTCGACTGTATCAAGATACTGTGAAAGTAACTGGTCGACTTCCTCAAAGAAATTGGCCCAGGGGAAAAGACAAAAACGTATGCCCACCAAATGCGCAACACTAGACTCCTCAAAAGTCAAATTTTTATTAGTTTTAATCCAATTAATTGAAGACAACAACTTAGGTAAATTACCAGCAGCAACCACAATGTCGCCAAACTCTGCGACAAACCTCTCCTCAAGATGATGGGAGAGAAATACACACCATTCAGGTGAACGAGGTGTCCAGTCATCAGCCTCGACATAAAAGTGATAACCTTCCAACCATTGGCATACATCCTTAAATGAACAGTATGTTAATAGCCAACTTATGAGAACATCATCACCATTAATCAAGGCTTTAAACACCACTCCCGGGTCCAGGCTTGGAGCAAAATGGTAAGAAGCCATTATAAGCCACAACCACACTTGGAGTGAATTATCGTGACCCGTATTGTGCCAACCTGATTTATTACCATAAATACGGTAAAGGTTGCCACACGTTACACCAACCCCACAATAAACACTTTCATAAAGATAGCGGATACACGATCTGTATCTAGGGGGTAAAAATGCACTTCTGATGTCACAAATAACGCGAGCAAGTCTCAAATTAAAACGCAAATCACAGCCCGATACATCTCCATCATTAAGACGTGTTCCTAAAGAGGCAACACGTCGTACATATTCGGGTCCAGGTAACTGGATCCCAATAGTTATAGG